AGAGACGTTCCTATGGAATTGTCGTGTTAATCCTATGATATGGAGAGAAGGTGCGGGTGGGGCGCTTTACTTGACATCTGTTGCATATGCAGCTTTGCCATTTAATTCTTGGTCTGGTTCTTTGGAATTCAGAGTACAAGTCGTGTGTTCCAAAATGCACAATGGAAAATTGAGGATCAATTATGATCCTAATTATAATTCCGTGCAGGATGGCACATATAGTCAGTACTTGACTTCGTACTCTAAGATTATAGATTTGAGACATTCTACTGATTGTACCATTTCTATTCCTATGAACCAGGTTCAGACATTCATGGAGATGCCAGCACCAGGTCTGGATGCTGTAACAGAGGTTTATTCCACAACACAATATGCCGCTATTAGTGACACGTTATTTAATGGAACAATCTCTATAACCGTGATGAATGAGCTAACTACACCAAATAGTACTACAGATAATGACGTTGAAGTTTACGTCTATGTCAAGGGTGGTAAGGATCTTACTTTTAGGGAGCCAACGAGTTTGTTGTCTCGCTATGAAGTGGTCCCTATTGGTTTTGGAGCTCAAATGTCTGCACCTTCCGAGGAGCAAGAGAGAGATGCACAAGGAGCTATCCTAGAACCGCATATGTCTGAAGCAATCCATCCTGATGGTGATATGGCTATTGAAAATAAGCCCACACAAGAACCATGCATGGATATGACAGCTGCAGGTATGTCTACTAGTGTTGGTGATGTTTATTATGGTGAGATTATTGAGTCTTTTAGACCATTGATCAAGAGATTTAATCACCATGAGCGCATTGTTACCAATCCTAGCGACAATTTGGGAATGAAGATGTTGAATTTTACACGATCTGCATTTCCACGGTTGAAGGGAGAAATGCCAAATGCGGTCACGCCCACTCTTGTACCAGCTGGAAACTATAATTTTGTGAATATGACTTTATTGCAATATATCACACTTGGTTTCTCTGGTTCTCGTGGTGCTATCCGCTGGAAGATGGTTCCATTTCATGACAAGAATGCCATGTCACAGTTTAGAGTTGAGCATAGGAACGTTAGATTCGGGCAGACAGAATTGTACCGAACAGCGAATTCCTCGTTTAACACTGCTACATCAACTTCTAATGAGTTGTCACGTAGAGCTGTGATGGGTGGTCAAATTGTCAATATAGAACCATTTACTGGCATGGCTGGAGGAGTTCTCAATCAATCAACTGTTAATGGGACAGTTGAGTTTGAGGTTCCATATTACACACCTCTACGATTTGAGCCTGGAAAAAGGAACAATTATGAGGTGCGTGATTTGGATTATGATAGAGGTTATCCCTATGACAGGGTACTCATCGGCGAACTGGGTCTTCCACTTGACGATGCAGCTATTAAGGTGCTAGCAGTGGATACTTATGTTGCCGCCGGTGAGGACTATACTACATACTTCTTCACTGGAGCTCCACCATTGTTGTATAGAGCAACACTGCCTACGGTGGCATAAAAACCGTTAAATAAAGTACACCCCTGTGGCCGGGGTGGGCGTCCCATGTGGGCGACCAGGGTTCGAGCCGAATAGAATTTATGACAAGTTTGTTTATTTTTACTCGGCCCGTGCCGAGGTTTTTAGAACAAGGGAGTCACAAATTTTAATAGCTGAACTCTTCGCTTTTGGGTGACCAAAGGAGGTAGAATCATACTCGAAAGAGGTTGT